TAGCTAAGCACGAGACCTGCTTCGAATATTTTAGGCGAAGACTATCTGAGGGCTGGAAGTGTGTCAGCCTTGAGGGATATAACGCTGTCCTTCTATCTCCAGAAGGAATTATAAGGGAGCTTGACCTCAGAAACGATATCCTGACTATAAGACCTACTGGTGCGGGTGATTCAACACAGTGTGCTGCATCTGGAGCAGCTACTAACTGGGAGTGTTGCGATGATACTGGGGCAGGTGATGGTGATTCTACTTATGTACGAGGTGTTGGTGTTACAAATTGGTATTTAGACTTGTACAATCTAGCCAATCACACAACTGAAGCGGGAGTCATATCGAGTGTTAAGGTTTATGCCAGATGCAGAAGGTATGATAACAGCAAAACTGGTGGGCAGTATCGTCTTTCCATGAAAACTGGCGGAACTATTTATAGAGGTACTATTGGAACTGCTACCACTTATACATTGGTCAGTCAAACATGGGCAACTAATCCTCAAGCTGGTGGTGCATGGACTTGGACACAAGTAGATGCCTTACAAGCAGGGTGTGATGGATATTCGGATTGGGATAACCTATACAACTACAGCTACGGTCGTTGTACCCAGGTATATGTTGAGGTTGATTATACACTAGCAGCATTACAAACAATTTTACCCTCAGCGATTGCCTCACTAGAAGCCTTTGGCACTGCCAGGCTAAACTTGAAACTATTCCCATCGGCTATTGCCTCACTCGAAGCCTTTGGCAGCCCCACAGTTATCCTGGTAGGGACTTACATCTACCCAACAGGCATAGCTTCTTTAGAAGCATTTGGCAACCCTACGGTACTACCTGGAGCTGTTATCCTCCAGCCGTCAGCCATCCCATCAGCCGAGGCGTTAGGCAGCCCGCAGCTCAACCTCAAACTGTTTGCTCAGTCAATACCCACGGCCGAAGCCTTTGGCACGCCCCTGGTTATCCCCGGAGCTGTAATCATTCAGCCATCAGGCATAGCCTCATTAGAGGCGTTTGGTACACCCCTGGTTTTCTATGACCAGGTAATCATCCCAACTGGCATAGCATCGGCAGAAGCCTTTGGCAGCCCCACACTAACCTTTAATCTTTTCATAAAGCCTCAGGGCATACCATCAGCCGAAGCCTTTGGCACGCTCAAAGTCCTCAGGGAAATAATCCACATCATCCTGGACGGCCAGTACATCACTCAATCCCCGGGCGTCAACCGTATCTATGTTATCGGCAAGGATGCTGAAGGCAACCCCGTCTATGGCACCAGCCTTAACCAGACGGAGATTGACCTGGTAGGCGAAAGGCTTGACTTCAACCAGGACTTGAGCATCCCCACCACCGCTAAGGCCGCTGATGTAGCTGCCGCTGCAGTGGCTAAGGCCAGGCTAACCGGTAGCCGCGGCTATATCGTCATACCCCCCAACTGTGGACAGGAGCTCTGGGACGTGGTGCAGGTAACCGATAAGCCCACCGCTCAGAGCCAGCAGAAGTACAGAGTCATTGCCGTCAGCTTCGACTACGAGCCACGCAGAGCACGCTTTGAGCATAAACTCATACTAGGTGCACCGTAATGATGATTTGTTTCCTTAGAAAAATAAGCCATTCGCCTAAGCGACCACCCGCCCGCTATTGTAGATAATTATGGCTAGAGTATCTAAGCACCGCTACTGCCCGAAAGCCCCGCTGCGAGAGGTTACGTCAGCCCGTGGCGTTAAGCTGATGTGCCCCATGGGAGACGTCAAGACCATCTACTACCGCAAAGGTAAGTCGTGGCGCAGGGTAGGCACGCTGTGCATCCACTGCCTGTGGTTCGACCCCGACCCCGATTTCAAGCCGTCCGACACACAACCCCCAATTATATTTACTCCTCTATAATCCGATAACCAACCCTATCCCTTCATGGGGAGTCAAAACAACCATACAATAGTAATGATGATGGTGGTGGTATGGTAGTGGTGGCAGAGAGTGGACAGGAATAGACAGAGGCAGACAGCTATCCTCTAATCAGTAGCACAATCCCTTTACATAAAGGAACAACACTACATAATACAGATAGGATAGAGGCAAGCAATAGATAGGAAGGAAGGAAGTATAGAGGCGAGAAGGTGAGAAGGTAAGCGATAACCCCACCCGTCAACCCCCCACCCGCCAGGTATGCAGCCCATCGGAAGCATTGCCCTGGAGTGGAAAGGGAAGTAGTGCCCCAACTAATAGGATACATCACCCCCACATAATAGAGGGAATCGAAAAGGAATGCCAATATAGTAGTGGGGTCAGATATGAGAAGGGAGACAGAACCCCACCCCACACACCCCAACCCACATAGGCGATAACGGAAGGCAGTATAGTAGTGGTGGTGGTATAGGGGGGGTGCGAACGGAAATCGAGCATAGTAATCCCCCCTTCGCTTTATACTAGAGCCACCGATAAAAGGAGAAGGATACCCCCACCCCCAAGTCTATATCCAGGGTCACATCTAAATTCCTAAAGACATACACCCATCGAGGCAACCATAGTCTAGTCTGGTATTCCATCCTGGTATGATGAAGGCAAGCCTGGTGAGCTTTACATCTACCATCCCCACCCCACCACCGAGGCAGCCACCCACCCAACCCACCACCGAGCGGGCTTCGCCTCAGCGCCTGGGGCGGTTCCAGTCCGTGCGCTCCGCTACGCTACGCTTTAGGTACTCTCATAATCCTCGCATTCGGCTACGCCCGCGGCTTCACTTGCACAGGCCACCGCTCACCACGCACCACCATCCTAACATCGCTCTACTCCGTTGTTCGCCGAAGCCCCGTTGTGGCTGCCGCCATCGCCACACGGCGGCTGCCCACCGTCCCCTGGCGCTGGCCACCCACCCCGACACCACCGCACCTGCAGCCGCCCCCTGTCGGCCTACCGAGGGCTACGGTTGTCGGTCGCAGACCACAACAGGAAAAGCCGTCTCTTATCCCCACCACAGACACGCCTTGCCTATAGGCACGGAACAGCGCTTGCAGGTTATAGGAGCAAGGCCTGTTCCCGTGTAACGCCCCACCTGTGCTGGCTTGACTACCCTCTGCTAACTGCTCACAGGCGCAAAGGGAGCTCGCAGATAGCTTTTAGCGGCTGTGGCCTGTTCGCTTGTAGGTAATGAGGAACTAGCTCACAGCACCCAGGTCAGCCAGCACCCGAACCCCACGGCAAGGCCGGTCTGTTTACCACCCCCAGGGACCGCAGGGCAGACCTGGTTATTTACTCTTAATCATATACTCTTAGTCATATACTAGCCTGGTCCTGGTATTCCATCCTGGCATATCGAGGCTACCTTGACGGCTATTCCATCATCCCCGAGGGGGCAGCAAGCTGCCCGTGTAATCTGAAAGGAAAGCAGCAAGCTGCTACTACCTTCTTTCAACCGCCGTTACAGACTATGCGCGGGCGGTTCGCCATGGCTTTCAGCCTGCGCCTTTCCGCAAGGTGCTTCGAGAATTCCTCGGATTAAATCTTGGTTCTATTCCTTTTCATCTTCCTTGCTCCAGCACCCTTTGGCTCCACCTTGCGTCAGGTCACCGCCCGCCCACGTTTTCAGGTACGGCGGTTGAAAAAAAACTTTACTTTAGGGGGTGTCAGATGAAATCACTTTGTGGTCGCAGGTCTTGTCCTCGCATTTGTGAGCAGGTGTGCCATTGTCCTGCTGGGCAGGTTAGGTCGATACATCTGCTTAATGCTTATGCTATTCGCCGGCAGTTGCGTCAGTTAAAAAGGCAGGAACAAAACGAAAGGTCGAGCGCACGCTGGGAAGCAGCTAGCGTAGGGCAGTATTAAGAAAGGGGGTAAACGATGATAGCATCAGAGAAGAAAGAGTTTATCACAGCGCACTTACCACTAGCGTCAAAGCCTTGCCTGGTTACATGTGAGCAATGCGGCCTGGTATCAGACTTGAATGACAATCTTCCTTATGTGCTCTTAGCCGGGGACGATGAGACCGACTTCGAGAAAGTACCTTATTGTCCGAACTGCAAAACATTGCTTTGCTAGAAGAACCACACTCGACAGCGAGGACACGGCGGGGTGAGAGGCCCGCCACAATAAAAAGGAGCATCACAAAATGACTTACCAACCACAGACCAGGTTTCACGGCGAGGTTAAAGTACAGCGAAACGGTACGGAAATCAGGGTCAACGTCTTTGACGATAACCGCGAGACGCTTTACTTTGAAATCGCCCAGGCCATCGCTCAGTTCAGCGGGGATATCAGGCCCGCAACCCAGGCAGGCGGAGCCATCAGGCACGCCGAGCAAGTGGCAGCCGCAAAGCAGTTTACACCGCCGAAGAAGCAGGCGAATGGCAACGGCAGCAGAGCACCCGCTTGTCAGGATTGCGGCGCAGGTGCAGAAGTCAAGCTAATAAGCTTCACCGACGAGAAAACAGGCGAACTCCTGCATCGCTACAAGTGTCAGAGCTGCGGTAAGTGGCTAAACAAAGCATTCGCTTTGTAAGATGAGCAGCTTCCTTACTAGCCAGCCCGGGGGGAGCGCATCCGGGTAACGCTCAAATAAAAAGAAGGAGTAGCACATGACACAAGCAATAGAAGCACCAGCACAGAGAACCGCCACCCTGGTTATCAATCCTAGCGGAGACGCAAAGTTTAAGGCACTGAAGGAAGAAGTGGCCAAGATAGGATTTTACATAGTAAAAGCAACAGTAGATAGCCAGGACACAGTTAAGCGAGTAACCGAGGATTTAGCGCTAATCTCGACCCTGGCGAAGACCATCGAGGCCGAGAGACGGAAGCACACAGACCCGCTTAATGGCCACGTCCATTCAATCAATGACTTGTTCAGGACTTTATCCGAGCCTTTAGACAGCGCCTTCAGGACAGGTAAAGCAAAGATACTAGCCTACAACAAAGAGCAGGAGAGGATACATCTTGAGGCAGAGTTGAAGGCACGAGCAGCAGCAGCAGCTCAGGCAGCGCTCGATAACGTGCGCCAGGTAGACTCAGCTTCTGGCGAGATAACTTATGCCCCAGCATCGCTGCCAGCGCCAGTGATACCCGAAGCACCCAGCACCACAGTCAGAACGGGCGTCGGAACAGCCAGTCAGCACATGACCCCGAAGTGCAAGGTGATTGACTTCAAGCAGTTGCCCGATGAGTATAAAATGACCAACACCACTTTACTCAATCGTGTAGTGGCTGCCGGCGTTAGAGCTATCCCAGGCGTTGAGATTTGGCTTGAGCCGAGCTTGCAAATCAGGCACAGGTAGTCAGTTGCCGTGGGGAGCGCATACGAGACCACGCTCAAATAAAAAGAGGAAGGAAAGGTAAGGCAAATGAATAAATATCGAATTAGGAACCGCATCACAGGCCAATGGTGGGATGGCGAAGCCCGCTCCGCCCAGGAAGCCTGTCAGAAGGCCGGATGGCTAATCGGCGATTGCTGGGTAAGGCAACAGTCTCACGGACAGTATTCAACGGGCTGGAAGAAACCCGATGAACTAAAGGGGAAGAAATGAGATTAGTTCAAGGTAGGTGTTGGCGATGCAAAATGGCTTTTAGGTGGAAGGCAGGTAAAGGGCGCAGGTTAAAAGACACCAGGTGCCCTTCATGTGGTGGGGGTTTGGTGGCGACAGTGCATTACCTGAAAGCTGTTCCCTGGTTCTCACTAGACGGTTCAGACCCAACTATTCCCAGGTTCAGTAGGTAAAAAGGCAATTTTCGTGTTCGTTATGTCAAAAACCCCCTTGACAGACGGAGCACACCTGCTAAAATCAAGGAGTGTCCACAAGCCACCACCAGCCACCAGCCAGCCCGACAGGGACTTCACTTCCTGGCGAAAGCCACCTAGCGAGCCGAGGTACTGCCAGACATCACCCAAAGTCTGGCAATGACTTAAGTACCTCTGACCAAAGTACCATACCGCCAGAGGTATCCTCCTCTTACAATGCCTCAGGGGAGGACACCATGAATAAAGAGTTAATTGACCTGCTTTCGCAGCTGAGCCCGTCCAAACAACGCCTGGTCAGAGAGTTGGTTTTCAACTTAGCCCAGCTTGAGCAGCTTACCATCCCAGAGGATCACGACGCCAGGCTAGACTATCAAGCCCACATCAACCCGTGGCTGGAACAGATACTTACCCTGGGCATGTCCCACCACACCATCAGGCACTACTCCGGGGCAATGTTCAATTTCCTTGCCCTCTATCCCAACCCCAAGCGAAGCCACATTGAAGCCTACCTTGCTCAAATCACCAGCTCCGGACTCAAACCGAGTACGGTTTCCGCACACATCAGCGCACTAAAGAGTTTCTTTAACTACCTGGCCGACAGGGAGATTATCACCACCAACCCCACCGCCAAGATACGACGCCCGCGACTGCCCCGGGCCATCCGAGAGGCAGCGACGCCGGCGCAGGTCCAGGCGCTACTCGATGCCCCCAAGCCCCCACACCGACAGGCAATGCTTCTTCTTATGGCGGACTCAGGCCTCCGAGTAAATGAGGTGGCTACGCTTCAGATCAGCCACTTAGACCCCGACCACCACCTGGTGACCGTTATCGGCAAGGGGAACAAAGTCCGACAGGTGCCGGTAGCCCCGTCAACCGCTGGAATACTGGCGTCTTGCGTTGCGGAGCTCCGCAGTATTGACTACCTGGACGACTGGATATTTCCTGGCACTGGCGGCAGCCACACCAGCCCGGATTCCATTCACAGCTACATGGAGCGACTTTGCAAGCGGGCGGGCATCCCCAAAGTAACACCTCACCAGCTAAGGCACTATGCAGCAACTCAGATGCTCACCCACGGCGCTAACCTGAAGGCAGTCTCAAAGATACTCGGGCATGCCAACACCTCTACAACTGTAAACATCTACTGGCACATCCTTGACCAGCAGGAGATTATTGACCAATACGCAAAATTCAGCCCATTGAAAGGAGCTCCATGTCAAGAACAAGAGTAAAGGTTGCTGATGGTGATGTTACCTCTACTAATAGAAAGAGTAGGGTCTCATCATCATCATCATCATCATCACGCGGCGAATTTGCGCTCAAAACCTCGTGCTTTGACCCACCAGACGACTTAATCAGTGAGCTTGCGGAGCTAGGCTTTGACGGAGCGGCGGCCTTCGTTGTCCGCTTTGAGCCAGAGCGCATCAGGCGAGCGATCGCCAGAGCTAAAGGCCACCCGCCAGGGAAGATAAAGAATCTACCTGGCTATATCCGCTACCTGGTTAAAACCCCCGGTCCGATACCGGGGCCCGAGAAGCCCAAGGGCGATACTGACAAATATACAAATGGCAAGTATGGCCACATGGTAAGGAGGTAACTTTGAAAAAGCTTACCCGGGCAAAACTTCTAGGGGCTTTCTCAGAGGAAGTGAAAACTCTAATCTCCTCGAGAGCCCGAGGAGTTATTTTAAATCTTTGCTCTGGCTCATGGGACTTCGGCATCACAGTCGATAAAGTTACCCCAGCCGACATCAAAGCCGACGTTATGTATTTACCCTTCAAGGATGCCTGCGCAGACACCATCATCTTTGATCCCCCCTTCGGGCGCAAGTGGAAAAAGGTATACGGGTCCTATTATGCCGACCGGCGCAAAGTCTTTGGGGAGATAATACGGGTGCTCAAACCAGGAGGCCTCCTAATCTTCAGCCACTACTTTATACCCCAACAGCGCATCTGGAAGCTAGAGGACGTCTACATGATAGTAAACCAGCCCTGGGAGCACGTCCGCGCCCTATCGTTCTCTCGAAAGCAAAATATGCTATTCGATATCTACAACGACCAAAGCCTTTTTAAAAAGAATGAACCCCCTGCAGGAGCAAAAGACGAACCCCCGGGAAAATCAAACTCGGGTCCTAAAAATCCAACGCTGGCCACAAAAAAAACAAACTTCGGAGCCAAAGTTGGCATACCAGAGGAGAGATAGCTATGACAGACGTTTTAGGGATACTTCAGCTTCACAGAGGCAAAGCAAATGCCATAACAGGCAAGGAGCTTGCCCGACTTCTAGGCTACACAGATGATAGAGGGATACGAGCCGAGATACGAGGCTTGATAGCCCGGGGACACCCCATCGCATCAACAAACCAACCGCCTTATGGCTTCTATATGGCTGAGTCCATCGATGAGGCAGAGCATTACCTTAATTCCCTCAAGAGCAGACTCATAGAGGACGCATACAGGCGCCGGGACTTCAAGAAGGCATACGCTAGCGCCTTTTCCGAGGAGAAGCAACTCGCATTACTTTAAGGAGGTAAATTCATGACAAACAGAACTCTAATTGCAACTACCCTAACCGATACCAGGCTTGATTGCCCGACAGTGGACGTGCACATTCCAAAGATGCCGATCACCCCATGGCGGATAGCAAAAGGAGCAGCAGCCATCGACGGAATGTCGATGGGTCTATGGGTTGCCCTGGCTATCCTGGAGAAGTGGGAGAGGAAAACAGGCTATGGCCCTTACTAAGCATGTCGGCACTTACCCCCCGGATTGGCCGGAGATAGCCCAGAGGATAAAGGACAAGAACAACGGATGCTGTGAGCGTTGTGGCCACCCGCACGACCCCCTTACTGGCTACACGCTCACCACGCACCACCTGGACGGTGACAAGGCTAATTGCGAGGACTGGAATTTGGCAGCCTTATGCCAGCGCTGCCATCTGCACATACAGGGCAGAGTGTTCTTGCCCCAATTCTACATGTTCGAGCACTCCAACTGGATAAAACCCCACCTGCAGGGATACTACGGAACTTTACATAACTTGACAGACTTTACATAATCATCTACAATAGCACTTAACATAATGAAGCTATTACAGGTGGCTTTGAACCAGGGGCGGTTTGATTTAGCCGCTCACGTCCTCGTCTACGGGTTGCTGAAAGTCAAACAGGAGCAGAGGCGGAATGGCACAAAAGGGAGCCCCACAGGGCAACCAGAACGCCAAGAAGCACGGCTTCTACAGCAAAGCCCTCGATGAGTCCGAGAAGCTAGAGCTTGAGGAAGCCAGAGGACTTGACGGTTTAGACGAGGAAATCGCTGTCCTCCGAATCAAACTCCGCTCTGTTATCGAGAACGACCCCCAGAACGTCGAGCTTGCCCTCGAAGCAGCTAATACTATTGCCAGGCTAGTTCGCACCCGCTACAACATCACCAAAGAACAAAAGAGGTCCCTGAAGGACGCTATCACCAATGTATTGACAGAGATAGCCATACCTTTGGGAATTAAGGCACTCATAAAGTGATATAAGGCACTCATGAAATGAAACTACGACCCTATCAAGCAGAGGTAGCCAAGACAGTGATCGAGAGCATACAGGCCAATTTAGGCTTGACGCTTTCCGTGGAAATAGCCCGCCAGGGAGGCAAGAACGAGCTATCGGCGCACCTCGAAGTTTTATTGCTAACAATGTTCATGTCAGCCGGCGGTACTTCTATCAAATGCTCACCCACCTTTAAGCCGCAGACGCTAATCAGCATGAGCCGGCTGAAGGAACGCCTGGACGACTTCGGCTTTACAGGTATATGGTTCACCGAGGCCGGCTACATGGTTCGCCTGGGGAACGCCCGCTGGGTTTTCCTGTCAGCTGATGAGACTAGCCAGGTCGTTGGCCACACCGCCCAGGTGCTTCTCGAGATTGACGAGAGCCAGGACGTAAACAAGGACAAGTACACCAAGGAGTTCAGGCCGATGGCTTCAGCTAATAATGCCACCACCATTCACTATGGCACTACCTGGGATGATGCTACCCTGCTCGAGGAAATCAAGCAGACTAATCTTGAGCAAGAAAAGAAAGATGGAGTCAAGCGCCACTTTAGATTTGATTGGCAAGAGGTAGCGAAAAGCAATAAAAACTACGGCCTTTTTGTTGAGTCCGAGCGAGCCCGCCTGGGAGAGGATCACCCGCTGTTTCGCACACAGTATGCCCTTCTGCCCATTAAGGGGGGAGGCCGTTTTCTCAGCCCCCAGCAGATAGCACAGCTTCAAGGCAAGCATCCACGACTCCGCCGGCGTAAGGAACAGCAGATTTACATCGCCGGCATTGACTTTGCCGGTGAGGAAGAAGAACTAGAGGATGAGGTATTGACCCGCCCAGGGAGAGACGCCACAGTGATCACCATCGGAGAGCTGATCCGACCAGCAGACGGCGCCATAAGTAAAGACCCAACAGTTAAGCTGGTTGAGACATACGCCTGGGTGGGGAAAAAGCACTCCGAGCTGTACCCCCAAATGGTTGACATAATAAAGAATGTCTGGAATTGCAGCCGCATTGTGGCCGACTCAACCGGTATCGGTGAGCCGATAGTCAGCTTCCTTCGTACATCTATTGGGAGCAAGGTTATCCCTTTCAAGTTCACCCAATCGAGCAAGTCCGAGGCTGGTTTTGACCTGCTAGCAGCCGTTAATTCAGGAAGGCTAAAGGTCTACAAACAGGATGGTTCGGCAGATTATAAAGAGCTCCTATTTGAGCTTGAGAAGGCTAAATCGGTGTACCGGCCAAACCAAACGCTAAACTTCTTTGTCGACCCTGGCGAGGGGCACGATGATTATTTAATGAGCCTAGCAATGCTTGTCCAGGCATCGAAAGGCTTTGAGCCGAGAAAAGCTACGGGAGGCCTCAGAGATGATTAATGAGTTCAACCCCCAGTCTCTAGCCCAGCTAGATAAATCACGCTTCAGCGATTACAAGGCTAACCTGGACTTCTATAACGGCACGCAGTGGACGGAGACAAGCAAGCACCGGCAACTGGTGTTCAACTATGCCAGGATAGCCGTTGATAAGCTAACCAGCTATTTAATGCAGGGATTAAACTTTGCTTGCGACCCCATCGATGAAACTGATATGGCTAAGGCAACCGCTCAGAGAGCCGAGCAGGTTATCTACCAGGTTTACCACGATAACACCCTGGCGCAGCTGGACTATGAGACCGAGGTAGACGCTTCC